ACTGACGTTATTTATCAAGAACATTTAAAAGGAAACATATCAGTAGGTATACAACCTACTAATGAGAAAGGCAGCGCCATATTTGGAGTTATAGACGTAGACCCAAAACAATATGAAAACTTTGACAAGCAATTTTATTTAGAAACTATTCAAGAATATAAATTACCATTAGTACCGGTAGAATCTAAAAGTGGTGGACTACATTTATATTTATTTATGAATGAGTTTGTACAATCAACAGTCATTGTATCTTTCTTAAGTAATTTACTACCTATATTTAATCTTAAACCAGACTGTGAAATATTTCCTAAACAAACACAACTAACAAAGGATCCGGAAACAGGGATCTTAAAACCAGGACAGTTTATAAACCTACCTTATTATGGTGGACAAAGACGTGCGGTTAATATTGACGGTACTTTTTTTACATTAGAACAGTTTATAAAAGTTGCAGACGCAAACATTACTACCGTAGAAGAATTAAAAACACTTACAGAAGACATGGAAAAACAATCTATGGAGGGTGTAGATGAAGATTTTTTAGAAGGACCACCTTGTCTTGCTTTGATATCTAAAATATCAAATCAAGCTAACTTTGATGGTAAAGATAGATTCATGTATAACTACCACGTGTTTGTTAAAATGAAGTATCCAGATACATGGGAACAAAAAGTAAAGAATGCACCAGTTAAATATTTTGCAAGAGAGCACGCTAATGCGTGGGATGACAATAAGTTAAAACAAAAGACAAGATCATGGAACCGATCAGAAAAAGGATACACCTGTAACCAAAGTCCTATTAGTGATTTTTGTAAAAAAGGTATCTGTGTTAAAAAGAAATTTGGTATACTAGCAGGATCAAAAGGACAGTATCCTGTATTAACAAACTTAAGAAAGATAGACATAGAACCAGATCCAGAATATGAATTTGATGTAACTAAACCAGATGGTATTGGTAAGGCAACAGTGCACTGTAAGACTATTGAACATGTAACAGATCAACGTAAACGTAGAAACTCAATAGCAAAAGCTGCAGGGTTTCCACCACCAATCATAAAAGCACCAGAGGATCAAACAGTATTAGAAACTTTATTTCAAACACAAAAAGTAATTAACCCACCTGTAGGTACATCACCAAGAGAAAAACTACATGACGTGCTGCATGCAAAAATTAATGGACCCAAAGCTATGAACGATGCATCATTTAAATCTGGCACAGTATTGATCGAAGATGGCTATGCATATTTTAAATTTGATAAATTTTATGACAAGTTAAGATCTAAGAATTGGAAACATGGTGAAGATAAAACTGGAGTCATGATGAAAACAAACTATAAAAATTGTGATATAGAATTTTTAGAACAAAAAAGATATCCTGCAAAAGAAAAAGGTAAATACAACACACCAACTAAGAATGTAGTTTCAATAAGTATAAAACAATTTGAAGACATAGTAATCAACCACACTAAAATAAAACACAACACGGAGATAATGTGATTAGGAAAATACTGGGTCCCCCAGGTACAGGTAAGACAACTAGACTTATTAAGTACGTAAAGACATTTGTTAAACTTGGTACACCTATTGATAAGATAGGTTACTTTGCATTTACAACTAAAGCTGCAAACGAAGCAGTAGATAGGATGCTAGACGCATATCCTAAATTGCAAAAGAAAAATTTAAAATATTTTAGAACACTACACTCACTAGCTTTTACACAACTGGGTATGAAAAAAGCGCAGGTCATGCAGGATGAACATTATGAAGACATAGGTAGGAAGTTAGGTATTGAAGTTACTGTTTATTCTAATGGAGAAGAGAAGACTGGATTTGTAGATTCTGATAGCGAATACTTTAACATTATTAATGCAGCAAGAATTAAAAACGTATCAATTGAAGACGAGTATAATACAGACATGTACTCAGAGGACATAAACAAACATCAATTACAAATTTTAAAAGATGAAGTAGACAATTATAAGGCAGCATACGGTCTGGTGGATTTTACAGATATGATTGAAAAGTTCAATACGGCCGAATTGTGTCCGAAATATGATGTAATATTTGTAGATGAAGCACAAGATTTATCACCAATACAGTGGAAAATGTACGATATACTTAAGAAAAACTCTAAATATGTTATACTAGCAGGCGATGATGATCAAGCCATTTATGGCTGGGCTGGAGCTGATGTAAAAAGATTTCAAGATGAAGAGGCCAAGGACATTATTTTGCCACAATCCTACAGAGTTCCTCAATCAGTGCAGCACATAGCAGATCAGATATTAAGTAGAATTCCTGATGATAGAAGAATTGAAAAACAATGGGCACCGCGTCCGGAATCAGGGGCCGTGGATCATATTACTTCAATTGAAGATGCACCGCTGCATGAAGGTGATTGGTTAATTTTAGCTAGAACAAATGATAAACTTACAAAACTAAAACCAATATTAAAAGACATGGCTATTTATTTTGAATTAAAAGGTAGAAAGAGCTATAAGACTAGATTGTATACAGCTATTAAAAATTATACGCGATGGACTAATGGAGATAAGTTATCTCTATCAGAGTGTAAAGACTTGTTTGAATTTTTAGAAATCGAATGGGTTATGACGGATGAAAGGATGTATGATCTCCAGGAGTTTGGTTTTAAATTAGACAGTCCATGGTATGAAGAATTTAAATCTGATCCAGAAGAAAATTTATACATTAGAGAGATGTTAAGATTAGAAGAAAAATTAAATAGTCCCGCAAGAGTAAAACTATCTACAATCCATGCAGCAAAAGGCGGTGAAGCTACAAACGTTTTATTAATTTTAGATAATACAAAAAAAATAAGAGAAGCAGTAGAAAGAAGTGAAGATAAATACGATGAAGAACAAAGAGTTTGGTACGTAGGTGTAACACGTACAAAACAAAACCTATATATACTAACAGCTAAACATGAGGACAAAGGTTATGACATCGAAAGTTTGGGATAAGCAAATTGCAGGATCTCACTATAAAAAATATAAGATACAGCCCAGTAAGTTTGTAGTCGAGAACAAATTGCTATATCCTGAAGGTTGTGCTATAAAATATATCATAAGACATCAAGACAAAAATGGAAAGGAAGACTTAAAAAAAGCAATACACTTTATAGAAATGATAATCGAGAGGGACTATGGAACCAAATAATCATATACCTTTTTACATGGGATTGTTTACATGTATTCTAGTATTTTATTTTTTGGCTCAAGCATTATGAAAATACCTACATTTAGCGCACAAACAGAATGGGTAATACCAACAGAATTTCCTGACCTAAGACAGGTTGATGAAATTGCAATTGACTTAGAAACAAAAGACCCGGATCTGATTAAAAAAGGATCTGGATCTATTATTGGTAATGGAGAGGTTATAGGAATTGCTGTAGCGACTGCACATTACAAAGGATACTTTCCTATTGCACACGAAGGTGGTGGCAACATGGAAAAGAAAAAAGTTTTAGAATGGTTTCAAGATACTCTTAAAACAAATTCAACTAAAATATTTCACAATGCAATGTATGATGTGTGTTGGATTAGAGCTATGGGTTTAACCATCAATGGCATGATTGTGGATACGATGATAGCTGCAGCTATAACTGATGAAAATAGATTTAGATATGATCTCAATAGTTTATCATGGAAGTATTTAGGTTTTGGTAAGAATGAAGCAGCTCTTGCAGAAGCAGCAGCTGAATGGGGTATAGATCCAAAGTCTGAAATGTATAAGCTGCCATCACTTAACGTGGGTACTTATGCTGAACGAGATGCAGAAGCAACGTTTGGTCTTTGGCAAGAAATGAAAAAAGAAATTATTGCTCAAGACTTACAATCTATTATGGAACTAGAAACAGATTTATTTCCATGCCTGGTTGACATGAGATTTAAAGGCGTAAGAGTAGATGTAGAAGCAGCACATGAATTAAAAAAAACTTTAATTAATGAAGAGAATGCGTTGCTTAATGCAATCGAAAAAGAAACAAACGTCAGGCCACAGATATGGGCAGCAAGTAGTATCGCAGAAGTATTTGAAAATTTAAAAATAGAGTTTGACAGAACAGAAAAAACACAGGCACCAAGTTTTACCAAAAACTTTTTACAAGAACACAAACACCCTGTTGTCAACATGATAGCCAAAGCAAGAGAGGTTAACAAAGCACACACAACTTTTATAGATTCTATTCTACGTTATGAACATAAAGGTAGAATACATGCAGAAATAAACCAGCTTAGAAATGCTGGTGGTGGTACGGTAACTGGTAGGTTTTCTTATCAGAATCCAAATCTACAACAAATACCGGCTAGAAACAAAGATCTTGGACCTAAGATAAGGTCTTTATTTATACCCGAGGAGGGCCATACATGGGGTTGTTTTGACTATTCTCAACAGGAGCCTAGGTTGGTAGTGCATTACGCAGCATTATATAAGCTGCCTTCTGTCTATGATGTAGTTGATGCATACAACGGTGATGCTGACTCAGACTTTCACCAGACTGTAGCAGACATGGCAGAGATACCAAGATCACAAGCTAAAACAATTAACTTAGGATTATTTTATGGTATGGGTAAAGCTAAACTTCAAGCAGAACTTGGAGTATCTAAAGACAAAGCTGCGGAATTATTTAATACTTACCATGGCAAGGTGCCGTTTGTTAAACAACTAATGGAGAAGGCATCTAACAGAGCACAAGATCGTGGACAGATAAGAACATTGTTAGGAAGACTATGCAGGTTTCATCTATGGGAACCAAATAGTTTTGGTATGCATAAAGCTATGACACATGAAGATGCGTTAGCGGAACATGGACCAGGGATTAAAAGAGCTTATACATATAAAGCATTAAACAAATTGATTCAGGGTAGTGCAGCAGACATGACAAAAAAATCTATGTTAGAACTTTATAAAGAAGGTATTGTAGCACACATACAAATTCATGATGAGTTATGTGTATCTATAGAAAATGACGCACAGGCCAAAAAGGTTATTGAGATTATGGAACAAGCTGTTAGTCTAGAAGTTCCAAACAAAGTTGACTATGAACATGGTAAAAACTGGGGAGCAATAAACGACTAATGGCCTATCTTAATGCAAACATACCAGTAATAGAGTGTTACGTAAGAGGTAATTATCTTAGAGATCAAAAAGATTCACACGATAAATATTTTGAAGTAGGAGTATTTGGTTTTAGTTCTATACCAAACAGAGTACCTTTATTTCATTTCTTAATGGAGGATGGTGGGTTATGGTGGCGAGCGCCTATTACAGCTTTCTGTACTAAACCTGGGGTCAAAGAGCTGCCATTAGATGAAGTAGTGATGTGGGATAGCTTTAGTTACAATGTTAGTGTTACAACTTTTTACGAGTTAGCTGGTGCTACCATGCAGTATACATCTAGACGTAAAGTAAAACGTAAAGGTAAGTATCTTTTTACAATAGACTGGTGTGCAGGGGACTTTAACGAGCTAAACTTTGGTTATGCAGAAAAACCAGATCAACATAAATGTGGACACGTGCTTGAATTAGAGGACGGAAACTTTGCAATACAGCCCAATAATAGACTTAAAATGTTTGATGCTTCTATGGGTGTTGACCCATCAAAAAACTTGATTAATAGATTGGTAACTAGTAAGATATACTCCGTAGAAAATTCAGCTAAATGGATTACAGACGAACATGAAGCCGGGAGTTATGACTATAAGCTGAGAAATTTGGAGGAAGATGATGATAAATAAATACAAAGATAAATTTATGACTTGGCAATTACACAATAGAAGAGAAATTGTGTGTGCTGTAGCAGGATTTATATTAGGGGCTATTATATTTTAGTTTATGCCATATGAATCTAGCAGATCTGTTAAAGAAAAATATAGTAATGGTACCAGTAGTCGCGTCTGTTTTAGTCGGGACATTTACTGGCGTTAGGTATATTGTAAATCTTACAGACACTATCAATTCAAACCAACAACAAATTGTAGATCTTAAACGAGACTTAAAAGTCGCTGAAGATAAAATTGTAGATCAAAACACAAGACTAACTTCTGCTGAGTCTACTTGGCAGATGGCAGAAAATTTATA